GCACGTTCACAGTAGTGACCGTCTCGGTGGCTGGCGGAACCGCAACCTCCTTCACTTGGGGCTTCGTCTCCATTGTGGGCGGCTTGTGGTCTGTGTTCAGCGGGCAGGGAACGAACGTCGCTCGCGCCCACGTCAGCGGTGTCGATAATGGAACGCAAGCATCCGCCACCTTCTACTGCGATGTGGTGGTGAACGGGCAGACCTACCGGGTAACTTGTCCTCACACCTTTGAAAGCATCCTCATCTAACTCAAGGAAAACATATGGAACTCTTTGTCACTCTCACGGTCATCGCCGCTCTCGCCTTGTTCGTCTGGTTCACCGCGAAAGATGAAGCAGAACCGAGCGGCTCCAACGGGTCCGGCGGTTCGGGCGGGGGCGGCCGGGACCCCGGCACTCGCGTCGTTCACAAATAATGACTTGGTCCGAATTGCGAGACCATCTGGTGTCCGCCGCCGCAGGAGCAGCTCTCCTCGGCGGTGGGGCCACCATCATCTCGAACAAGGTCGACGTGTCGGTTCTCGATACCCGCGTCAAGAACCTCGAAAAGCTGAACGGCAACATCGAGACCCTGCAGAGTGAGCTGGCGGAGACCCGCATAGAGCTCGCCCGCATCCACACTGCATCTCCCCCCAAAGAACCCTAGGAGCTCGCATGAGCAGAGCCTCTGCTGACCTGATGGACCTCCTGCATGGTCTCGCGGCAACCGCGCTGACCGAGGAAATCCGCAGGAACATGGAGGCGGCCCGACAGCCGCCTTTCATCCTCGACGACGACGGCAAGGAAATCGACAACCCTGCCTACGAACGTCTGAACCCAAATCTCATCGACAAGGCATTGAAGATGCTCAAGGACAACGCCATCACGGCGCCCCAGAGCAACCTGCCGCTCAACGACCTCGCGTCCGAGCTGGCTGACCTCGACCTTGACGACCCCGGCCTGTCGCTGCGCCATTGACCGCCAAACAGATGCTCCAAGGGGACTTCCTCAAGTTCCTTTGGTTCGTCTGGACCCGTGTTCTGCTCCTCCCGGTGCCGACGCGGGTGCAGCTCGACATTGCCAAGTTCCTCTCGACCGGACCCAACCGTCGCTTCATTCAAGCGTTCCGCGGGGTCGGTAAGAGCTTCATCACCGCTGCCTATGTCGTGTGGCGCCTCTGGAAGAACCCCGACCTCAAGGTCTTGGTGGTCTCCGCGAACGAGGCTTTCGCCACCGAGATTGCAGCCTTCATCAAGCAGATCATCTACGCCGACGCTGGCGATGGTCTCTGGGACGAGCTTCGTGCCCGCCCTGACCAGCGACAGAGTGCCCTAGCGTTCGACGTGGGGCCCGCGAAGGCCGACAAGTCTCCCTCCGTGAAAGCGGTCGGGATCACCGGGCAGCTCACCGGCTCCCGCGCTGACCTCATCCTCTCCGACGACGTCGAGGTTCCGAAGAACTCGGAAACCGAAACCATGCGCGAGAAGCTGGAGGTGAAGACCAAGGAATACGCTGCGATCCTCAAGCCGGGTGGTGAAATCATCTACCTCGGCACCCCGCAGTCCGAGCAGTCGATCTACCGGAAGCTCCCGGAGAAAGGCTACACCGTCCGCGTGTGGCCGGCGCGCTACCCAACCCCCGAGAAGCTCGCAGCTTACCACGGGACCCTTGCGCCGATCCTGCAGGCCGACATCGAAGCCGATCCTGCCCTGATGAAGTCCATCGCCTCCAAGCTCGGTGGCGCTCCCACGGACCCCGACCGTTTCGACGACATGGACCTTCTGGAGCGCGAGAACGAGTATCGGGAAACAGGCTTCCTCCTGCAGTATCAGCTCGACACCTCGCTCACCGACGCGGAACGCTATCCGCTCAAGACCCGCGACCTCATCGTCACCGACTGTGACCGGAAGGTTGCACCGGGCCGGTTCGTCTGGGGAAGCTCCCCAGAACTCGCGATCCCCGGCTTGGAGAACGTGGGGTTCGATGGGGACCGCTTCTATCGGCCGGTCTTCCGCTCCCCGGACTTCCTGCCGTATCAGGGCCTCGCCATGCACATCGACCCTTCCGGCCGCGGCCGCGACAGGACGACCTACTGCATCACTGGCTTCCTCGACGGCTACATCCACATCATTGATTGGGATGGGTTCCAAGACGGATACGGGGAGGAGACCCTCCGTGCTCTTGCGGTGCTCTCGAAGGAATACGAGGTCAACCTGATCCAGCCCGAGCAGAACTTCGGCGACGGGATGTTCGACCGGCTCCTTGAGCCTGTGGTCCACGCCATACGCCCCTGCCGGGTCGACGGGGTCCGCGTGAACGGTCAGAAGGAGCTCCGCATCATCGGGGCCCTCCGCCCCACCATGCGCGCCCACCGGATCGTGATGTCCAAGGAGGTCATCGAGAAGGACCTGCGACAGCCGGTCAATCACTCCGGCCTATATCAGCTCACCCATATGCAGGAAGCCCGTGGCGCCCTCAAGCATGACGACATGGTCGACGTGCTGGCTCTCGCGGTCTCCTACTGGCAAGAGCAGATGAACGCCGACGCCAACGTGGCAGAGAACAAGCGGAAGGCCAAAGCCGAGGCCGAGTGGGAACGACAGTTCTTCTCGAACCAGCTTATCGGCCACAAGCCGAAGCTCTCCGGGGTCTCGGCAAAGAGGGGTCGTGGGAGGCCCGTGGGAGGCGGAGGAAGGCGGAGACGCTGATCCGGGCCTACCACAGCCTCCAAGCTCCTGATGAGCTCCAGCAGGCTCCACAGGAGTCCTATGAGGTGATTGGGGAGAGGGATGGAGGGGATGATCCTTCGATCCCCTCCCTCACCCACCTTCTCCACGAAAACCGCAGGGCATCCCGAGGAGAACCGGAGGAGCTCTTGAGGGGACCCTATAGATACTCCTACAGTATATCTAATCCTCTCTCCCCCAAAGGGTGGCAGTAATTGCAGGTCGTTGGTTTTTGCGCAAAAATCCGAAGCGGCATATCGCAGGACGCAAAGCCGCGCTACCCCCCTTCGGGGTGGGGGTCAGGGCAAGCCCTCCCTAGGTGCCCTTGCCGTCCCCGCTATACGTCCAGCCGATACCCTAGGCGGCACGATATGGCACGATTGAACCCGCCACCCTAGGGTTTGTGCGGCATTGATTGCACCTAGGGTGCCATTGCGTCACGTTTGGAGCCCGAGGGAGAGGCTGGGGGAAGCGGTGGAGCCCGTTGGATTACGTGTGAGGGTGAGAAGCCCTGCTTTTTTCGTGCGCGCCCTATGCCATGCCATCCCCTAGCCTCTCCTACGTTATCCCTTGGAGCCCCTGCCGTATCCCGTGGAGCCCCTGCCGTATCCCGTGGAGCCCTTGCCGTATCCCGTAGGGCGGCCGTGGAGCGCGCAGGATTGCCTAGGGCCCTTGCCGACGTCCTGACCTAGCGCGACGCGCCGCCTTGCCCTGCTAGGGCCCTTATCGGCCGCCCTATGGCCTAGGCCGTGATCCGACCGAGAACGAACGGGGAACGGGGGAGGCTTTGCGCCCTAGGGAAGCAAAAAAATTCAGAAAGTTTCCCAAAGAAAACAACGGAAAGCGGAGAGATAGGAATAAATCTGGAATTTTCCTGTTGACGGGATAAATCCGCTCGCCTAGTTAGATGGGGCAACGACGGAATGAGGCGGCCCGAACGGCCCTTAGCCCTTCCCGGTAGTGCAACGGCTAGTCAGTGCCACAAGCTGACTTAGGTGGAGCTCCCTGCCGAAAATAAGAGGGAGCCGGTGACTGGATTGCGCAGCGTGGAGACCCCGCGTTGCCCGAGACAGGCGAGGCTAGGGTTCCAGCGGGACGTCGACCTAGGCTCTCATCGTGATTGGCAGCCGCGAGCGGTTGTCCTGTTTAGTGAGCTGCGGCCCTGATGGTGTCGCGAAGCTCATGGATACATTAAACCGACGTCCCGCCCCTTCCCATACTGCCAGCGCCGCAAGGCGGGGAAGGGACGCCTAGGGGCTGAATATGGGCAGCGCAGAGACACGCGCTTCCCTAGTCCATCCCGTAGGAGACAGCTATGAACGAATACATCTTGATCCTCCGCGACTGCCAAGCCGAAGCCATCCGCATCGGCGACGCTGACGCATACCACGCCGCAACGGCCCTTATTCGCTGCGAAGGCTTTAACGCTCAATAATTAGTCCCAGAGAAAGGAATAGCACAATGATGAACGCAACCCTGAATATCGGCCTCCTGACCGCAGACAAGTCGGAGACCCTCGCCCCTACCGACGTGATGATGGCGGTGGAGCGCATCGCAGGAAAGGGCAGCATCTTTCAGGCGGCAATCCACACAAGCGACAGCGAAGACACGGTCGTCATGGAGCTGGTGCGCCCTCTGCCCTCCCACAATCTAGTTTGGCTCTCCCATGAGCTCCAACAGGATTGCGTGGCACAATTCGACGGCCGCCGTGGTGAATTGCAAGGGCCCAAAGCGGCCGATTGGGGCCCGTTTGACCCTGCGTTTTTCTTGACGATTGACGGCCAGCGCCTCGCCGCTCCGGCCCTCGCCGCTTAACCGATAGTCCCAGAGACGGGACATAGTCGAAACCGGGTGCAATGCCCGGTCGCTCTGGGGTGCCGCCCAGAGCCTGATGAGACAGGCAAGAACGGAGAACGACACAATGACCACGCAAAGCAACATCGCCCGCCTTCTGAACCCCGCCATGACCCGTTCGGAGTCCCGAGTGACGCTCCACAAGGCCGGTTGGGTTTACTGCGGAGGCGGCTCATTTTCGAGCGTGTGGCGTCTCGGGGATCGTGTCATCAAGGTGACTAAGCCCGACGCCGGGGCAGAGCTGACCTATGAGGCGGCGCAAGCCTTGCCGCACAATACGGCCCTGCCACGCTATTTTGACAAGCTCGATCTGGTCGATGGCGGGACCGTCTATGAGGTGGAGGCGCTCGCCGAGTTCGATCAATTCTATGACGTGGCGCAAGGCGAGGCGTTCAACTGGCTGCGCGACAAGGCACGGAGCGGAGGGGACGAGGAGCGGTGCGACGCCGATGAGCCCGCCAACGTGGACGACGCTCGGGAGGCTTACGATTGGCTCCATGCCCACTTTGACGGCATCTGCGATTGGGACATTCACTCCGGAAACGTCATGTTTCGGGGTGTCGACATTGTCCTGATCGACGTGGTCTATGAGATTGCCGCGATGAGCTGGAGCGCGGGGTCGAATGGCTCCCGCCATAACGGGGACGTGGTCGCCAGAGTCGCCGCCCAATAGCCCCAGAGACGGGATACTGTCGAAACCGGGTCTAACCCGCCCGGTCCTCCTAGGGTGCCGCCTAGGGGCTGATGAGACAGGCAAGAACGGAGAACGAAACCATGATGACCCGCAAAGATTACGTCGCCATCGCCGCCGCCCTCAAGGACGCCCGCCGCCCCTTCGATGGAGACTTCGGTGACGGCTTCGCCGAGGGCGTGGACAATGCCGCCGTCGAGCTCGCCAAGGTGCTCGCCAAGGACAACCCGCGCTTCGACCGGGCCCGCTTCCTGAACGCTTGCGCTGGAGCTTGAGACCATGACCATTCCGACCTTCAAGCTCGACCGCGCCGCCCGTTGGGATAAGCGCCTCGCCATCTCGCCAGAGTGGTTTGGCGTCCTCCGCGCCGCCTTCACCGCCCGCATCGACAAGTTCGGAGGCGACGCGTCCCTAAACCGTCACGCGGCGGCCCTTGTGGAAGGCTCCGAGAAATACCGCCCCGGCGGCTCCGGCGACCTCGCAAAGCGGCTCCGTTGGGACGTGTTCTGGGGTGTGCGCTCTGGCCTCTCCGAGGAGGATCGTGCCGACCTCACCTTTAGCCAAAACCTCACCGACGCGCAGCTCGACAGCGTCCTGCGTCGCCTCATCATTCAAGCCTGAAAGGACCTGCCATGACCATCGAACAACGCAACGCCGCGCTCCGCGCCTTCCAAGACAGCCGCAACGCAATCTCGACCCGAAAGGCTCCCACCATGCTCCTACTGCCCGCCCCGAACCTCCTGTCGTGCCGCATCCCGTTTTGCGGGTTCTATGAGAGCCTCTATTCGGGAGAGCTGGGCCGCCACGAGGAGAGCGAAGCCGACTACCTCGCAGGAGAAGACGGGACGCCGCTTTCCGAAACCCTCGGGGACCTCTGCCCTGACCTTGTGCGGATCGCCCCGGCCCTGCCGGAAGGGAAGCTCAAGGAGACCATCGCCGAGGCGTTCTGGAAGGCCGCCAACTATCAGGCGATGAATGAGCACCTCGCCAAGGCATACGCCGAGGAGTTCATCTCGTGGCTGTCTGACAGTCTCGCTCTGGACGTCGCCGGGGAGTTTGAGGAGATGACCTCGCCCCGCTATTACAACTTCGAGACCGACCGCATCTTTGCGGGCATCTCGGAGGGTGCAATTCGGGAGGTCGCCCGACGGCTTCACGAGGAGAAGCCCGAGGCCCTGCCGGAGACCTTCCGGGCCATGTTTACGTCGCGGGATGGCTTCATCTCCAGCTACGACAACGCCGTGCCGGAACGTGACCTCGCCGAGTGGGATCACAATGAGCTCTACGCCTTGCTCGAGGCATGGTGTGACCATCAGCTCGACGGCGGGGACATCTCGCACGAGCTCTACGATTGGAGCATCGGCGGCCTCTATGAGGAGGTTTATCGAGCCTTCGACGCGGGGATGGATTGGGACGCCCTCAAGGAACGCCTCGCAGAGGACGCGGTCGAGCTGATCGACGAGTTCGACATCGAGGTCGAGGAGCTGCCCTATCGCTGCCCGCACACCCTCGAATTGCCCTTCGCGTAATCCTCCCAGAGAAAGGACACTCCCATGACCATCGCCATCTCCCTCCTGTTCCTTGGGGCCGCCATCGTGGCCCTAGGTTCCCTCATCGACAGCGCGTCGCGGGTGCCGGGTCTCCTCCGCCAACTGGAGGAGGATCGTCGAAGCCTCGCCGACGTCACGCCCTACACCGGGCCGACCTTCAATCGTCACGGCCGCCAGCTCGGCCGGTAATCCCAGAGAGAGGACAGACACATGACCACACCTATCACCCGCCGATACAGCGTGGACGTCAGAGCGTTCCTCCGCGTGGAGGTCGAC